CAACTTGTTTATAGTCAATCATTTTGTTTCTGGTTGTATTCAGTATGTTTGTGATATACCCATTCCAAAAATAACAGAATTAACCCGATTACTTTTCCCCGACTTGAATATTGTAAAGATTAATATTAAGAGCGATGGCGTGCCTGAGTTTACTTTACAAGAACACCATAATATAGGACAAGAATTGGCCGAGGCTCTAAACGAAGACGTTCGGCAAATTAAACAAGGAAAAGATTACGCTTTCAGAAGCAAGGCGTCGTTTGGAAGAGTAAAAGACAAACTCGGCGTCCAACTCTAACCATTTCAAAATACCCGCGCGCAGGTATTCGTGTCCCGTTGACATTCTCACCTATGTGGTGTATACTATAGATGTGATAACACAAACTATTCTTCAAGGCGATGCGCGGGCACTCCTACAGACGATTCCTGATAATACCATACGTTGCTGTGTAACCAGTCCGCCCTATTTTGGTCTGCGCGATTATGGTATGTCTGAGCAGATCGGGTTGGAATCTTCACTCGACGACTATATCACTGAACTGGTGACCGTCTTTCGTGAAGTGCGCCGTGTGCTCACGCCCGATGGCACTTTTTGGCTGAATATCGGAGATTCCTATGCCGGCAGCGGTCGTGGACCCGAAGGAAATCTGGGTAAGGACACACAATCGCGGCACGTTGGTCATAAGCGACACGCCGTGGTACCGGTCGACATGAAACCGAAAGACTTGATGGGTGTCCCGTGGATGCTGGCGGCCGCATTACGAAAGGATGGATGGTATCTTCGTAGCGAAATTATTTGGGCCAAAGCTACCAGCGGTCAACGTGACTATCTGGCGCACGTCGCGCAGGCGGCGCGCGCAGCCGGCATTAACCCAACGCAAGTGGACACGCTCATCGCCTCGCTGAACTTGCCTGTCGGCACAGCCATGCCAGAATCGGTGCGAGATCGTCCGACGCGCGCCCATGAACAAATTTTCTTATTGAGCAAATCACGATCCTACTACTACGATAACGACGCCATCAACGAACCCGCTCTGAATGGGGGCGTGCGACATGTCCGCGACGTCTGGGCATTGAACACCTCCTCCTATAAAGGCGCACATTTTGCAACGTTCCCTCCAGAATTCGTACGCATGTGCATTCTTGCGGGCAGTCAGCCGGGTGATGCAGTGCTCGATCCCTTCCTCGGCGCCGGCACCACTATGGCCGTGGCCAAACAACAGGGTCGTGCATGTATTGGCATGGAATTGAATCCCGAATATGTTGAACTGGCGCGAGCCCGCGTAGCGGAGATCGGCAATAATCTCGTGTTCTAAATACTGCACATGGAACCTTATCAGAACTACGACCCGTCGCTGTCGCAGCAATCGACAAATACGCTCTATGGCAATCACTACAAGTTTGCGATCGAGCGGTTGCCTGACTTGACGTTCTTCGTGCAGTCGGTGTCATCGCCGTCTGTCTCGGGTGGCATCGCATTGCAGGTGAATCCCTTCTCAACGATTCATCATCCCGGCGAGCGACTGAATTTTGGGCAGTTTACGGTGACGTACTTGGTCGATGCGCATTTCAAGAACTACTTCAGTCTCTACTACTGGATGAAGGGCTACGGCTTTCCTCACAGTTTTGAAGAAGTACAACAGTTTCGTACGAAGCAGCAATCATTGGTGCCGAATCTTCGTGCGAAGCCAATTGATCTTGAAAAGACTCGGGCTGTGCTGTCCATTCTGACACCAGATATCAGCAGCATCGTCGCCGAGCTACATATCGATGAAGTGTTCCCCGTTGAATTGTCGAGTCTCAGCTTCCTCACGACGGATTCTGATGCGCCGGTGCTGACGACGTCATGTACGTTCTCCTGCTCGTCGTTTGATGTGAAGACGTATTTCTGATGACAATCAGTTTCATCATACCGACGATTCATCGCCCTTCGTTACAGACGGCACTCGCGTCAATTGAGCAGCGCCCCGGTGACGAGATTCTCGTCATGAGTCAGCCTGAACCGCGGCAAGGCTGTTACGGCAACATCGAACGTCAGATGGGTGTCGATCGCGCGACGTGTGACTATCTTGCCTTTCTTGACGATGACAACGTCTACGTCGCAGGACATCGGGCGATCATGGAACATGCGATGGACGCTGCACCGGGCAATCCAACGCTCTTCCGTATTCGGTATCCAAGCGGTCGTGAAATCTGGACGCGCAAGCATGTGAAATCCGGCAACGTCGACACGCAGATGATTCTTGTGCCCAATCGAAAAGCATTGTTGCAGCCATGGCGTGCAAACAAACGGGTCGCTGATTTTCACTTCATCAATTGCTGGCACTGGAGAGCCACGGTCGACGTGAATTGGTCCACGGACGTGATTGCGCACATGTCCAAAGAGGATGATCGCTATGCGAAAACGCTGAAATAGGATATCATACACGTATGACATTCGACCAGTATCTCGATGAGTGGCGTGCAGACGCGGATCTTGATTTGGCGGCACTCGACCAAGCCGCACGTAATGTGCCGCTGCTTCACGCAAAATGGTGGAAGTTTTATAGTCACGAGCGACTGCGCTACAAGAAGATTGACAGTGATTACAAAGTGCTGTATCGGCAGAAGTGGGAATACTTTCTCGGCAAGATGGATGACGTGGAGCGAGAAACCCTCGGATGGTCACCGCAGCCGTTGAAGATTCTCACTGCGAATGTGGGTATCTATATCGAAGGTGACAGTCAGATTCAGGACTTGCTGAAGAAGAAAGCCTATCTCGAAGAGATTCTCAAGTTCATCGAAGACGTGTTGAAGCAAATCAACAATAGGAACTACGTCATTAAATCGGCGATCGACTTTCTCCGCTTCAAACACGGATTGTAATCACAACTAAATACCGGTATGAGAATTGTGCCGGTTGATGATGTATGGATTCGCGTCGAGTGCGATGATTCGGTTGCACGTGAGTTAAGTGACCATTTCACGTTTGACGTACCCGGCGCGAAGTTCATGCCGCAGTTTCGCAATCGAAACTGGCAAGGTAAGATTCGGCTCTTCAAGCTTCGCGAACATCTACTCTATCGGGGACTTGTACCCCGACTGATCGAATTTGCAGCACAGCAAGGCTATAGTGTTGTGAACGATCTCCCATCAGCGCCCTCCCTGTTCACCGATCACGCCTTCCAATCGCTACTGGATCGGCTGCAATTGCCCGTGACGCCACGTGACTATCAAGTCGCCGCATTGCGGACGGCATTGACTGAGACACGTGGAATCGTATTGTCTCCCACAGGCAGCGGTAAGTCACTCATTATCTATCTGCTGACCCAGTATCTGAATGAGCCCACGTTGATTGTCGTGCCCACAACGGGTCTTGTGGCACAGATGCGGAAGGACTTCATCGATTACGGTGGAGACGAATCACGCATTCAAACAATTCAGGGCGGTTATGACAAGCAGATCACGAGTCCGGTGGTCATCTCGACGTGGCAATCCATCTATGACATGCCGCTTGAGTATTTCAATCAGTTTCGATGTGTCATGGTGGACGAAGTCCATCTGGCGAAATCCAAGTCATTGACCGGTCTTCTCGAAAAGTGCCGCTATGTCCCGCATCGATTTGGATTCACCGGTACGCTGGATGACACTCATGCGCATCGATTGATTCTGGAAGGCTTGTTCGGCAGTGTGACACGAGTGACTACCACCCATCAACTGGTACAGCAGCAGCAATTGGCGCCCGTGAAGGTCAAGTTGTGTGCGATCAAATATCCAGACGCGGTGCGCCGAGAGCACCGCGGTGCCTTGTATCAGGATGAAGTGGAGTTCTTGGTCACGTCACCGGAACGACTTGAAATTGTCGCACGGACTGCCGCCGCAGCCAAAGGCAACACCTTGGTGCTCTTCAATTACGTCGAGAAACATGGTAAGCCCTTATTTCAACGCATACAAGATATAGTGGATGGGACACGTGATGTCCATTTTGTCTCTGGTGAAGTGGACGCAGCAGAGCGAGAACAGATTCGGCTCTTAGTGGAACAAGGGACGCGTCAGATTATTGTGGCGTCCTATGGTACGTTCTCGACAGGTATCAATATTCCCACTCTCGAAACACTGATTTTTGCCAGTCCAAGCAAGTCAAAGATTCGCGTGTTACAGTCTATTGGTCGTTCGCTACGGACACATAAAGACAAAACTCATGCGACATTGATTGATTTTATTGACGATTTACGTATTGGTGCGAGTGTGAATCACACGTTCCGGCATGCTGAACAGCGTGTGCAATACTATGCCGCAGAACACTTTCCGTACACCTTGCACGAATTTGATGTCGAAACGTGGATCGGAATGTTATCTGCCTATGGCGCGGCGGTGTCTGGCGGTTCCGCCATCGCACGAACCCATGTTTCGGAATAGAAGGACGCAGGCCCCCATCATGAAAACGCACCAGAACGCTTCTAATGCGATCGCCGTAAAAGACATTAGGAAACCATAAAATTTCCTAAGGGTACCATTAAGTTTTAGATTTTTAAGATCTAGGTTCTAGGTTTCTAGATCTAGATCTAAATTAAGAACCCCACCACCCCCTATAGTCCCCCTCCTCCCCTAAACGGGCAGTGATGAATGGAGCGGTGACGTTGCAACGACGGCATACACTATATGTTGTGCTTGAGTTGATGGAGATCGTATGCGAATTTTGACGTCATCATACACGTTGGATCGTGCTGGAGTGCCCACTTATACGTATGCGCTCGTCTGCGGGCTTCACGCGCGTGGGCACGATGTCACTGTCTACAGTCCCGTTGGCGGGCATTATGCGAGTTTGATGCCGACGGTGAATGTGCTCGATCCAGCACAATCATACGACATCATCGTGGCACAACACACAAACTGTGCCTACGATCTTCGGGCAGCGTATCCACACATCCCATTCGTCTTTGCGGCACATGGTGTGCTGCCTGTGATTGAGCAGTCTCCTGTCGGCATTGACATCGACCGCTGGACGGCGATCAATACCCAAGTCACGCAGCATCTCGTCAATTGTGGTGTGCCTCGTGATCGGATTGATCTTGTACGTGACTTCGTGGACGAGTCGCAATTTGTTCCACGTACGGCATTGCGAGCAGACACGCCGCGTGTGCTCTTCATCTCGAATTACAAGAAGTGGCGTAATTATCGCATTCTCTCCGAGGCGTGTGCTGCACTGAAGCTTCCCTTCAAAGCCGTCGGTTCGCCGTATGGGCGCAGTCGCGATCTCGTATCGGATATCAATGACGCGGACATTGTCGTCTCGTGGGGGCGCGGCATTCTTGAGGGTATGTCCTGCGGTCGCTGCGTGATCAGTTTCGACAAGACGCGCGGTGACGGCTATCTCGATGAGTCGACATACTATAAGAGTCGCGAGACGAACTTCTCACACTTCTTCGAGGGTGACACCTACTACGATTTCACGACGGAGATGATGATCGAGCAACTCCGCCGCTATAATCCAGACGACGGTCGTACAAATCGACGTATCATCGAACAGCATCACACACTTCGCCACGGCATTGATTGTGTCTTAGACAACGTGACACGTACATTATCCCAGTATTCATGATATACTTGCTCTATCAAATTTACGAGGTATTAATGACTGCCATCAAACATTATATCAATAATCACGATTTTTTGACGGCACTCATGGAGTATCGCCGTGATAGAGTTGTTGCGAAGCGCATGAAACAGCTGGCGCCGCGTATTCCTGAATTCTTGGGCGAATGCTTTCTGAAGATTGCCACGCATCTGTCGTATAAACCGAACTTTGTGAATTACACGTTTCGCGAAGACATGATCTCGGACGGTATCGAAAATTGTCTTGTCTACATGCACAATTTCAATCCGAAGAAATCGAAGAATCCGTTCGGTTACTTTACGTCTGTCATCTTCTACGCATTCATTCGCCGAATTCAACGTGAACGCAAGCATACGTATCTGCGCTACAAGCTGATCGAACAAGCCGTGATTGCCGGTGATACGCAAACGACACATGCGGGCGGCGGGCAATATCACGTGGATAGCGCGATGCTGTCGTTTGATAATGTGCAAGAATTTATTCAGCGATTCGATGAGTATACCGACAAGCGCCGTGTCCGTCGACGGGTGAGCAAGGCCGCATTACCATTTGCAAACGACGTGGGCATCTAGTCTATTCGTTATCTGAAGGATATTGAATGTCTGTGATTGCTATCATTTGTGACACCCATTTCGGTGTGCGTTCCGACGCGCCTGCGGTGTATCATCATATGCAAAAGTTCTATGAGCGTGTCTTCTTCCCGACACTCAAAGAACACGGTGTGACTCGACTCCTCCACGGCGGCGACTACTGCGATCGTCGTAAGTTTATCAATTTTGCGACGTCGCGATTCATTGAAGACCACTATCGCACACCGCTGCGCGAACTCAATATCATCGAAGACGTCATCATCGGCAATCATGATTGTTTTCTTCGAGACAGCACCGACATCAATAGTGTTGCGGAACTCTATCGGCATGATCCGACGGTACGCTTCTACACACAGCCAATCGAAATCGATGTAGACGGCTGCGGGATATTGCTGTTGCCGTGGATTTGTGGAAATAATCGTGACGCGACGATGAAGATGATCGCGACGTCGACCGCACAAGTGGTACTTGGGCATCTTGAGATCTCCGGCTTCCAGATGTATCGCGGCATGCCGTCACACGAAGGTCTTGATCCGTCGTTGTTTGACCGATTCTCACTCGTGATGTCTGGGCATTATCATCATCGTTCGTCCACACATCCGATTCAGTATCTTGGCGCGCCGTATCCGATGGTGTGGAGTGACTACTCTGATCCACGCGGCTTTCATCTCTTCGATACGGAAACTCACGCACTGACGTTCGTACCGAATCCCTATACGATGTTTGCCCGTCTCGTCTATGACGATCTCGACAAACCGAATACGTGGATCGCGGATATGGTGAACACGATTGTGGCATCCGATTCGCCATATCATGATGCGTATGTCAAAGTCGTCGTCAAGAACAAGACGCAGGCATTCTGGTTTGAACTGATCATGGACGCACTTGCGAAAGTCAATGCGCTGGATGTCATGATCGTCGACGATGTGCAATCCAACGATAGTGAGGGCAATGAACTCCCGACGACAGACATCGACACGCTGACGTTGATGCAGGAATACGTTGAGGGGTTGAGTATCTCGTGTGATAAGACCGAATTGAAATCGTATTTGAATCGACTGTATCATGACGTCGTCACTGCGAGTCAGTCAGCACGATTGAGCTAATTATGATCATCTTTGAGCAGATATCCTACAAGAACTTCCTCGCGACCGGTGACGTGCCGATCGTGGTCGATCTCAACACCCACGCATCCACGTTGATTGTTGGGCGCAATGGTGCGGGCAAGAGTACCATGACGGAAGCTCTGTGCTTCGCGCTCTTTGGGCAAGCACTACGCAACATCAACAAGCCGGCGCTCGTGAACTCCGTAAATAAGCGAGACGCACTTGTTGAGTTAACGTTCCGAATCAATGGGGCACGATATCGTGTGGTGCGCGGCATCAAGCCGAACATATTTGAGATTTACGAAAACGACGTGCTGATTCCGTCGCCTGCGGCGCTTGCTGATTATCAGTCGTTATTCGAGACGCAGATTCTCAAACTGAACTACAAGTCGTTTCGGCAAATTGTCGTGTTGGGCAGCGCGTCATACGTGCCGTTCATGCGACTGTCGCCTGCCGCACGTCGCGAGATCATCGAAGACATTCTCGATATCGAAGTCTTCTCAGCCATGAGTAGTCTTGCGAAAGATGAATTCTCGGCACTGAAGACGAAGACGGATACACTCTTTCATCAAAAGACACTGCTTGATGAGCAGGTGCGTATGGGTGAATCATTCACCGCGCAGTTGGACGAAGAACGAGACGCACAACTCGCAAAGATTCGTG